TCTTCAACGTCGATGATGCCGCCTTGTTCCCAACGAGTATTCTGAGTCGGAGCGTTGAAGCCCTTCTTACGAAGTGCGACCGGCTGCAAGCAGTATGCAAGAAGGTCAAGTGCGAGATTCGTTACCCCCTGCTCAACGATCTGCTCGCTTCCGATCAACATACCCAACCCCTGTCCATAGAAGTTGTCAGGAATATTGCGCCAGTTAGCTGAAAAGAACGGAACCTTGCCGAACGGATTCGCTTCGTTACGAATTAAAATATTGTGGCCGTTGTAGAGCAGAATGACAATTACTTTTTCAGCGTCCCAGTACTCCAACATTTCAAGCGGAGCCTGATTTGGGTCGGCTGAAGTCTTGTAACTACGCGGCTTCGCATGCTGCAAATAACCCATCATCCCTTCCGGAATGGTCATCGTGATGTTATCCGGACCCGGAGATGCTGCTTTCTCAAACATCTGACGAAGAACGATCTCATCCGGAATGCTGTAGCCTTCTAGACCGCGCAACTTCTCAAGGTCCTGATAGGTTGCATAATCGCGATGAATAACCCACTTGGCTTGACGAATGTCACCTGCACGCAGACCTGGGTCCACGAGCACTGTACGAATGTCGCAGAACTTAAGCCACGGATGAGAAATTTTCTTCGGGAAAAACTCGATCTCGAAGTCATCCGATTCCGGCGTATCAATCTCAATTGTACCGTCGCCATGCTCAACCGTTTGACGATCAGCATAGCGTTTGTACTTCTTGATCTTCGTCTGATACTCAGCGTATCCAAACTTCCAAATGCCGGTTCCCAACAACGCCATTTGCTCTAAGCCGCGCTCGATTTCTTCTTCGAAACGCATTGCCTTAAGTTGAAACTGAAAAATTACAGTCTTCGCATCAATCACTTCCAAAGACGTGCCGGGTGACGGACGAAGCAAAAAACACGGGTCCTCGTAAAAGATACCGCCCATCACTTTCGGAATGATTGCCGAAATGTGATTCGATACCATGAACTTCGGAACTGCCGAGTTGGCTACATCGCTGCCTTGTTCAAAATTACTGGTTGACATCGGCGACTGATACAATAAGTCCGACATCGTCCAGCCGCTAGCCCACTGGTTGATGTTGATGAAATTGTCTGCGAGTTCTGCGTTATCAAGAACGAGTTTAATCGCAGCTTCAGGCCCGAACTGAATAGTTTCCGTATCCGGGTCGATGTAAGTGTCATCCACCGTGATCTGCGGAACCGGAACGGTTTCGAGATGACTGATTGCTACGTCAACATCTGCTATTGCTTGTTCCATTTTTCCTTAAAATCTCCACGGACCTCTGTTACCGAAGATCGCCATTCGCGGGTCTTTGGGCTTCTCAGAAGCCGGTTCCGGAGTAGGAGGTGTTCCGCCCGGATTGTTTCGCGTACGGTACCACTCGCTCAATTTCATCTGGCCGTCTTGACTTGAGGGCTGGGGATGCTTATATGTACCCGTGAATTGTGGACCGAACAAACGATTGTAGTGCCCTTCTTTCTTCCACTGCTTTTCTTGCTCTTCTTGAAAGAGTAATTCTTCTTCTGGGTCAACTTGACCAATTACTGGTCTAGCCTCTGCGGGTAGAAAAACTGCCAGCATTGAAATAGCATCCGGAATATCGTCTTTGCGTCCCTTGTTTTTCTTTTCGCCGGTGTACTGCGTGAGTTGCTTGATGGTTTGATCTATCCAAGAACCAAGCACGAAGTGCAATCGATGTTCATTCAAAAGAATTTCAACGCCCTTAATTCGATTGCGTTTTGCATTCTCTTGACGTGATGGAATTGGCCACACGATGTACGGATGATAGCCGTACTTATTCCCCACACGTTGAATTTCCATCTTCAACATGTCGGCACCGTTTGACTTCTCGATTAAGGTGACCTCGGGTCCCCAACGTCTCGAAAAATCAACAATGTGATGTGCTAGTTCCGAAGACTTCCACTTATCGTAGATGATCTCCAGAATTGTAAAAGCCCACTGACCAGCATCGTTCTTATACAAACGCGCGGCGACACCCGCCGAATAATCCGATGTGGATTTATCCGATAGCGCCCAGTCCCAAACTACGAAAACCTGTCCAACCCTCGGAGCGGCCTCGCGCTGATACATATGCGCGCGAATCGCGTCTTCGGTAAAACTAATCTTGAAGCCGCTGTCTTCTTCCGCATCAGTAGGCTCGTTCATCTGCTGATTGCGAAACGCGCGATCTGAACCGGTACCCGCCATCTTCTTTAACAGAAGACTACGAAGGCGCTTAAAGCCCCAACGCTGCGGAAAGTTCAACGTCACCATTTCCTCTGTCAGTGAGACAAGAGGGAGATGACAATACTCCGTTTTAATCGTCCAGCAACCACGACAAAAATACATGATCGATGCTGCGTCATCTTCGTCTCGATCACTTATTTTCGGAATCAGCACTCGCGGATTCATCGGGTCAGGACGTAAATTCGTTAAACGCTTGCCGTACCAATCGTCGGTGAAATAGCGCGTACCGATGTGGTCCATGAAACCATGCGGGTCCAACAAGTCGTCAGTTCCGTCATACTTCTGTTTCAGTTTCTCGCGTTGCTCTTCATTGTTAGAATTTTCGTCGGTGACAACGTCGTCACCCTTCTTGATGTCGCAGTGCCAACCTGACAAGTTGGCTGTAATCGAGTTAACCCACAGCGACGGCTCATCCAGGTACAACAAACGCGCTGGACACTTGAGCGGCGTTTCCGATTCACCTTCCTTTCCAGAAAGAAGATACTCAGGAAAGAGCAAATGAAACACGGTTGGCTGCTGACCTTCTGACAAAGTGAAGTACTTCTTTACGCCGCCCAAGAACTTAAGAGCCAGCTTGTATTCACCAGTCAAAATCAAAATTCGAATATCGGGGCAGTTGATAAGCCACTGCACACAATCCACACCATTAATCGTCGACTTAAAAAAGCCGCGAGAATCTAGCAACATCATCTCGACGGCGCGCCACAACTGATGGTACTCAATAGCCGCATGTACATCAACGAGACGGTAGTTCTCGAAATATGCCGACTCTTCAGCCGGACGAGATGTGTCTTCAGTTCCGTCTGGCTTCAACCACGGCCCACCAAAATTCTTTTGCACAAACTGATCGCAAATAACCTGATGAACAGAACGAAAGAAATCATTACCAAGTACACGTCCCAGCCAAAACAAATCTTTGCGGGCGCGATCACGTAGTTCAAGCCAACGTTCAAAAGAGACGATTTCGTCCAACTCATACGTGATGTCTTCTATCGAGCGCTTTGCTCTACGACCTTTAACTTTCGCAATCGGGTCGACTTCAGTATTCTGAATACGGATGCTGGTCGAAGATGGATTAACGCGAACCGTTTTCTTCGCCTTCTTGATTTTCTTTAGCTCACCACCGACCTCGTCAGTATCCTGGTCACCAATTTCTGGTTGACCGTAGTAGATACGCAACAAACGAGTCATACTAAGAGCTTCGCCCTTGAAGCGAGTACCAGTCGCGTCTTGTGCAGCAACTTCTTCAAGGCGACGTTCAAACTCCACGGACTTTTCCGCCTGTACTTTCTGCTCGATCTTGAACTGCTCACCGTACGGCTCCGGCAGTCCCTTCTTACGAGCGCGCTCGTTTGCCTTTCTTTGTGCTGGCGTCAAACCCATTGAAGTCCCTCATTGTTTCGATTAACTGCCTGCTCTATCCATATCCTCTTCGTCTTCACTCATTTTCACGAGAGGCATTGCGGTATACTCACCGTTTGTTTCTTTCATGACCCCGATGATTCCACCTGGGTCCACCTTCAAGCTGTCGTAGCTCTCATCAAATACACGTGAAACTTCACGCATAACGGAGCCGTGAACAAAGGCTACTGCCGGTGCGCCAGATTCCTCACCGACCTTCACCACATTCATAATGATCGGGTCTACACGATCACGAAACTCTTTCACGCTCTCACCACCTGGAATCTTTTCCTCGGGGTGATCGCGGTAGTACTCTAGCTTTTCACGATTCTCATCATCCTTCGGGAGACCAGTGAATTCGCCGGTGTCCAAGCTATCAAAATTTTTCAACGTCGAGAACTTCAAACCCTTCGCGTCTGCTAGAGGTTGTG